ATCCAAAACGGCAATGCAGATCGGCCTTGAGCTAAGATTGGCTGGGCTGTTTGAGCCGACAAGACTCAGCGTGCTGGTCGCAAACTGCATTTCCATGATTTTAAAATCGTTCATATCCACTGGAAACAGTGCCTTAACTGGCTTGCACTTCTGGAACAGTGGAGCCAACCGCGTCTCGCTGTACGATCTAGCCAGATCCGCGTTAGGCATTACGAGCAATGCTGGCGCTGGATCGTTTGCGATTCTGTACGCAAGCCATACAGCAAGCGTTAGCGTCTTGCCTGTTTGTGATCCCCAGCAAAGCGTGACGGTGTGCACGCCAGGATCGGCTAATGCTTCCAGAACCCCCCGCACATAAGGCGTCCACGTTGTGCTGTAAAGACCTGGGCGAGCGGTAAGCCTGCTATCCAGTTGAATGTTTTTCTCCGCCCACTCGATCACCCCAGGCGGCTTTTCGTAGTGCCAACGCAGTCGCGCCCTTCGATGCAGTTCCGACTGCGCTTTGGTCACAGTGCCGCCTCTACCTGACGCATGATCTGTCCCACTTCGTTTTCCACCTCTGCCTCAACCTCAACCGCTGGCCTGTTGGCGCAGATCGGAGCCAACCGCTTTGCCATTCCTTTGAGTAGCGGGATGAGTGCGTTATCCCTTGCGGCCAGAATCTTGTCTGCCTCATCGACTGGAACCATCTTCCCCTCTTTTTCTTCAATATCTGGTCTGTCCGATCTGAGCTTTCGTAGCTGATCAATTACCTTTGTGTAGTCAGAAATAAGAGACGACCTTTCCCCCGGCTTTGTAATATCAATTTTGCTAGATATTTCTGATGCCAATTGAGCCAATCTTTTAACCTCATCTACAAGCTCAACACCCGCCACTTTAGCAAAGTCTGGTATTGCTTCACTTGAGGCAACCTCTGGAGTTTCAATTACTGAACTCCTTGAGGGGCGTTGCTTTGCCTCTAGTCGCCATGTTTCGGCATCCTCTTTGCTTGTTAGGGGCATGCCCCTTTTAACAAGTTTTGCAACATACGGCTGAGAAACCCCCCACTCTTTAGCTAGTTCTGTTTGAGTCATATTACTTCATAACCTGTCAAATGGTTATAATTGACACCTCGGTTATGGGGTGGGGAAAAGAGCTCTTACTTCTGGATGTGAATTTAAATACAAAGACACATATAGGGAATGCGCTTTTATGCTGGTGCACTCCAAAAGCGGGACTAGCAGTAACTACGTAAAATTAAACAAAGAAGGGGCTTGGTTTGATACTCCTTTGCATTTTTGCTGTTGGCTAAGTAAAAGGAGAAAGCAAAGATTTCTTAAAAGATTTAATTATCTGGCATCAAGAAGAAAAATAGACGCCGCTGTTAGGCGAGAAAGATGGAGAACCAATTCAGAGTTTAGACGATTAACAATTGAGAAAAGGCGCCTACATAGACAACTAAACAAAGAAAAAACAAGAGCTTACGCATCAAACTATCGAAGGCTTCGCAGGCGAAATCCGGGGATTAGGTTAAAAATGAATGCCAGGTCTAGATTTTTCAAGGTTATGAAGAAAGTTAAGGCCGTTCAAACTACAGACAGCTTTAATGATTTCATTGGTTGCTCTTCAGCCTTTTTAAGGCAGCACATTGAAAGGCAGTTTGAGCCTTGGATGAATTGGGATAACTATGGGCCGGGGTGGCAGATGGATCATAAGATACCTTTAAAGTTTTTTGATTTGTTTGACCTAGATCAAGCCAAGTCAGCATTCCACTTCTCAAACCTAAAGCCTGTCAGTGCTGCGTATAACGCATCAAAGCAAGCGCGGTGGTCTGACGTATAACCTAGATATTCAATGTGCGCTGGCAAAAAATCTACGCGAGTCGTTGAAACCCCGATTTCTAGCCGTATAAAAGATTCCTTAAGCACGCCCGCCAAGCTCCTTATAGGCTCGCACGATAGGCTCCGCTTCGGTCAGGAACTGGCTGCGCAGTCCATCGTTCTGCTTCACGTACCGCATGCCCTTGTTAGATAACCACTGACTAACTTTAATTACTGGCCACAAGAATGGCTTAGGCTCAGTCGGTGTGCTGGTCGTGATCGGATCGGGCAGCATCTCAGCCCACAGCATGATCTGCCTGACCACACCTGGCTCACCGCTGGCCAGCTTGTGCTGATGTGCGGCCACACGTTCCAACCGCTTGCCTTGCTCATCGGTTAACCCGGCTGATTCAAGTAGCTTGCCTAGATCATCGCCGTTGCTCCTAGCTTTGGCTATAACGCTGCCTGCCATTGCGGCTAGGCTGATCACCTCGCCGACGGCTGTAAGCGTTTCCTCCCGCCTTGTATTGAGTTCCTTGACTATCTGTTTGAGTGTTTGCATTTAACCCCTTTCATTAGTGCGCCGATTTTAAATTTAGGCGTTTCACGTCGACGCTTATCGTGATGACGCCTTGCCCGCTGTTCGTAAGACTTTCTAGCTGATTCGCTTTTGCCTGCCCTAAACCTAATCCCAAGCCTGTCTGATACATCCAAAGCCTTTTTACTAACGGCCTGCTTTGTTATCCTGAACCGCTTGGCAAGACTGGTCATAGATTCGGTCGAGCGGTTTAGAACAATCGCTAGGATGCTGTGATCCAGCGTATCGGTCATATTCTGCATAGCTGGATGCTCTGGCGCCTTGGCCATTAGGTACTCAATTACATTGACCGTATTTGTGATCCCGCATGTGCTTACCGTGATGGTCGCATAAGCCTCATTTACCAAGTCCCGCAGGCTATCGATCATCATCGCAGGGTGAGTGTTTTTCCCCGGCATCTTTTCGATCATTTCTTGATCCATCATAATGAACGGAAATCGCCCCTATCGATGGTCAATGGATGGAAACTACGAACCCTATCAATGGATATCCCCTTAAAGGGGGGATATCCATCAATAGGCGTTCTACCAATTAACGGTGATAGAACATGAATAAGTGGTGATAGGCTTTTTAGGCTCATTTTTGATCCTCATTTAGTACGTATTTTTTAGCCTTTTCAGTGCCTGTATTTTTAATCAGACCCTCTTGCTCCCAAGCCGCCGTCAAGTCGCGGCTTTTTGTATGCCCAACCTTAGATTTGTTGCGGATATAGCTTTGCAAATCGCCAGCACTAATTCCTTTTGATATGGCCTTTTTGTAATCCTCAAAATTAACCACAATCTCCGGCCTGCCAGCCGTCTTGCGTTCTGGCTCATCAGCAGCAATCCACGCTAATCCCACCTCGCTGTGACGCAGGTTGGCGTGAGGCTGCACTGCGTTTTGCGCTATAATGCCCTTACAATTAAGATTAGACCGCTTACCGCGCTTGGTTACCTCAAGCCTGTAAATACGCTTGCCATCGGCATCATCGCCACAAGGCGCAAGGGTTAATACGCTCCGCGCCCAATTCGTCAGCTCGCTTGAGCCAAAACCGCTATACGCCTTGTCTGCGCCTTGATACCCGTTGCCTTCCTTAACTGGCTTGGGGGTGTGATGGATGAGCATCCAAGCAAACCCAGCCGACAAAGATAGCGGGTTAAGCATATTGCGTAGGAACGCACTAGCAGTCTCCTGGCTAGATAGGTCGCCCCCAATGAAAGCCAGCAAGGGGTCGATCCAGACTAGGTCGGGCTTATACTTTTCTACTAGGCGACGCACCCGATCCACAAACTTCTCCCCTGTGGAGGTGCAATCACGCACGATAGTTACCCTAGCCATAACTAATTCTTTTTGCTTATCGGTAAGATTCATCGCCTTAAATACGCCTTGAACTGATTCGGCCACATCTCCCTGGTCGTTTTCAGCTTGAATGATTAACGACTTCAAGCCTTCACCGTGTGGGTTGATTCCAAAGAATGATTCAGCAATTGCCCAGGTAATCGCTGCCTGCATGCAAAGCACGCTCTTGCCAAGGCCACTGCTACCCACCCACAAAGCCGAGCCGCCACGGCATATCCACCGCTTGCCTAAAAGTTGTGTGGAATCTGCGTCCTCCTTAAAATTCATCAAGTCCACCCACTTGTACGGCTCTGGAATATCACCGTAAATCGTGCGCTCCTGCCATTCAATATACGTGAGCGTAGGTGCTCCGCATTCGACAAGCTCCTGCTGCTGACCAGTCGCCGTCCTCATAGCACCGGGCAACCTGGACAACCGCCCGGCGTCCTTGTTGGCCGGATCCAGCTTTGTGTGCTCTAGGTGCTTGTAAATAAACGCCACACGCTCGGCAAACTCCTTGGCGTTGGCTGCACGTACATCAACAAAAGCATGCAGGCTTCGTGAACCGCTTTTAATGATGGCGGAGGTGGGCAGGCCACTGCGCTTAATAATCGCCCACTGTTCTTGCAGCGTACTTTCGTCAAATTCAATTAAGCAGTGCCGATATTTCGTGACGTGTTCTGCAGCTCGTCCGTTTCCATTGTTAGCGTTAATCGACACATAGACGCCTACTGCATTGCCTTGCCATTCCTTCAGCCCATCGCCCTTAAACAGCTCTAACCATTCTTCCCGGCTTCGCGTCTCGCCAGCGCCGTCCGGCCGTTCGCGGTCGCCGTCCCGAATCGATCTTGTGATATTTATGAAATCGCCCACGTCGAAGCAGGTAGTCAGAAACTTATCTACCGGCCCGCTTTCCACGCTGATCGGCATTGGCGGCACTGGCAGATCCTCACGAACGATTGCCCCGTTCTGATATCCATACTTCGCCTTCGGCCTCCACGCCTCTCTGGCTGGCTTGCTGTAAGCGGATTTTACTGCTGCCACGCATTCGTTCTGCGTTAGCCCATTCTTAAGGCCCCAGATCTCGGCCTCCGTCTCCGCATCGAACTGCGACAAGCCTTGGTCACGGAATTGCAACGCCATGCGGAATAACTGCGTGTTGCGTTCACCTTCCGGCGCCCCGTTGTGGTAAACGGCCTCGGTGGCTGGGGGCAGTGTAATCATTTTTTTGCAAACGCCTTTAGCGCCTTAACGATCACGTACTCAATCACTGCCTCCTCATCTTTCTTTAACTGCTTCAGCCCAAATGCGTGCAAAGCCTTTGCCGTCTTTGCGTCATAGGTTACGTCGACTAGAACCTGCTTAGGTGCGGGCCGTGCTTTGCCAAAAGTAATTTTGCCTAGATCCTTCATTTGCGCTTTCTCCTTTTGCGTGGCTTCACTTCTTTCCAAACGTTAAAATCCTTGTCGCACTCGACCGACCAAAGCATCAGTTTTTGATAAAGCGATCCGGCCAAGCCCCAGCGGCACAAAGTCCTGCTAACCAAATCACCTAACCAGTATAAAAGCCACGACAACGCCCTCATTTTTTCTTCTCCGCGTCCCGCTTCTGGTACACCTTCGCCCGCTTCAGCATCTCCTTGGCAATGTGCAGCGCCAAATCGATGCGGCAGCGGGTTACGACTACCCGGCCGTCGGCTAGGCTTTTCTTTGCCCGCTCAAGGATTTCGATTTGCCAGGTGAGGCGTTTTACGGACATAAATTTAGTAACCGCAAAAACGCAAAAGAACGGCGTCCCAATTAGTTTCTTTAAACCAACTTTTAAAACTCAAATGATGAGTCCATCTTATGCAATCTCTTTCTGTTCTTAATTGTTCAACAGGAATTGCGTAAAATTCACCAACAGGCTCAATTTCAATTAAAACAGGTTTCCAGCAAATTTTAGCTGGGAAAGTAGACAATTCCTCAAGTGTCATATCCCCCAACAACTCGAATGCTTTATTTTTTTGTTTCCAATCTTTAACCAAGTTTCTGCGCTTTAATAAATCTTCCCATGTAATTTGAACGTGACCGCAACGATCTTTAATTACTTTTCCGCTTTTATAGCAATTCCACATTAGTTTTTTCATTTATTCCTCTTTTGTTTGATTTGACTACCACTGCCCCATTCCCCAACGGTGGCGATTGGCACGGGCCTCTCGCACACAGTCGGCGTACTGCTCCGGCGTGTAAGTACCGATGACGCGGCCGGAGAACATGGTCAAGAGATCGGCTAGGCTCATTAAATGTCGTCCCTTGGAATCTTTTTAAACCAATTCCACAAAAGTTCTGTTTTAATTAAATGAGAAAGCGTATTTATTTCTATTAGGTCATCTATGGCTTTTGCGTTTAGTTTAATCTTTTCGTTTTTATGCTCTTCTAAAACAGATTTTGATTTCACAGTTATTTTGTCGGCAAAATACGTATATCTAATTATTGATTTTTTTTCCTCTTTAGGTGTTAATGTTTTTTCCAGTTTCAAGGCATCACTTCCAGCAGCTGCCATGTTGCCTTGTTGATGTAAAGTTAGGTTTTTAATAGATCTCACAGCACCGCCTTCGGCAGCGGCCCTGCCAGTTTGTAGTGGTACTTGCTGGCGTCGTATTCCAGCGGATAGCCAAAGAAATCTCTAAGCAAGTCGATGTCCCGCTGGATTGTCTTGTAGCTACATTCGAGCTTCACGCCCAACCTGGCACAGCTCGGCAGCGTCAGATCCCGACGCAACATTCCAACGATCACGCCCAGCCGGCGCAACGTCGGCCGTGTGTCGCCAAGTTTCATAGCCCGATTGCGTTTAGAAGCAAACGTTGCGGCCGTTGTACTCACTTCATCACCTCCACCATCGCCACCTTCGGCAACCGCATTGCGTTGAACTGCTTTTCACTGGCAGCGAACACGTCAATTACCGGCAACTTTCCACCGCTCGCCTTCTTGCTCTTTACGGCTGTGCCGGTATCTACTGCCACCCATTCACGCTTTCCGCCAATCACGCGAATCTTTGACCACAGCGGAATGATGTCTGGATCGACGGCACAGTGACGGCCAGCCCGCAGGCGGGTGCCAGTGCTCGACTGATAGCGGCTGCTCCACTCGTCCTCACCCGGCCAGTAGCCAGTAATGCGAACTTTGATTTTCTTTACGTCGATCTTTTTGGCGATCGGGCGCAAATCGATTAGGGCGTTGCCTAGCTTTGTGGTTGTGAATCCCAATAGGGCGATGAAGGAAAGCAACATCCTCATAGCCCGCCCCTTATCCGATCGATCAGATCGTTCTCGCGTCCTTCGGCAGCCGCCAGCGCTGCCTTGGCCTCTGCCAGCTCACGGGCCAACGAGCGCACGCGGTTGAGTAACTGCTCGTGCGTGGATTGTTCGGGTAGGATTTCGATCATACAAATGCCATCCTTAAGGGTGAAAGGGCTGCCTTGGCTTCGTTTAGGAATTGTATGCGTAGTGGATGACGAAGTTTTCTAAGAGCCTTTTGCTCGATCTGACGAATCCTTTCACTATTTACCAAATATTTAGTCCCAACTTCACCAAGGCTTTTGTTTTCATAAAACCTATCTTTAATTACAGCTTTTTCCCTGTCTGTGAGACTATCAAGAACCTCATTGATTTTATTTTTAACAAACTCTATGTCTGGCTTGCACGTATCATGCAGCTCATGTGGTTTTGTCTGAAGCAAGTGAACATCGATTTCTTGGGTTTGTTGAATTGTTATTGTATTTTTAATTCCAACAAATTCGGCAGGCCAAATTGCTGAAACATCAATAAAGACGCCAACAGCGCCAAATGCTTTTTGGATTTTGTTGGCTTGGTCAGTGTTTGGCTTGGTCTTCAAATTGCAATATCTGCCAATTCTTGATACGTGAATACCCGTTCTTTTCGCTAATTCGGTTTGCGTCCAGCTTGCTTTTTGCAAGGCATTCC